AATAACAAATACCTCTGCGATTGTTGCGCCCAGGACCATGAAGCAGATCTGCTCCACGGTGATTAGCGAAGGTGGATTTAGTCCCAGCACCAAGGTTCAGTATGTGACCAACAACACTTCGGTGACTAGAATCTCGGGAGCCAACACACTCACTGCCTTGGCCAGCATCCGACTCAACCCTGCCTATCCTGATGCCGTGGTATTGCCCAGTCAGATTGGTATCTTGTTGTTGGATGTGAGATATGGGGAGTTTCAACTGGTCCAGGGAGCCAACATCGGCAATGTGACCTGGAGCAATGTGCCAAACTCTGTGGTGCAGACAGTGAAAACTTCCAATGTGATCACAGACGGCACAGTGGTTTACCAAGGACTGAGCAGTTCAAGAGACGAAGTGTCAATCAGTGAAGATGTAGCCAAGAGGTTGCAGTTGGCCAGAGATGTCAACGGCAATCCTGAAACCCTCACACTGTGCGTGGCCTACACTCAGACCAACGGCGATGTGCTGTATAAATTTGGCTGGCAGGAACTCACCAATTAACGGTGATATCTAATGGCCATTCCTCCACCACCATATTCAAACATCACTGGTATCAGCCGTGCGGCCATGAAGGACAACGCACAGGTCTCTGTGCAGCAGTATGACGGCACAGCAAGACCTGCTGAATTGGTGGTAGAACAAACCGCTCTAAACTTATATGCTGGTGACAACAACGGCAATCTGGTATTGCTGGCCAATGCCAATGCCACAAAGTTTTACGGATCATTCTATGACACCACCAGTCAAAACAACGATACAGGCAATGTCAACTACATGCAGTTGGGCACAACCTCCAGCAACAATCATGTCAGTATAGTCAACGGCGACGAAATCACCGTGGATTTTGCTGGTGTTTATGACATCCAATTCAGCGCACAATTCCTACAAACCGGCGGCGGCACACACAACATGGAGATATGGCTGGAAAAAAATGGCACCACGGTGCCCGACTCCGGTGGAGTGACGACCTTTACAGGCAACAACAACAAAGTGGTTGTTGGCTGGAACTACGTGGAGCCCCTGGCAGCCGGTGACTATGTAAAGTTGGCCTGGTGGAGTAGTTTTGCGGGAATTGATATCGTGGCACTGGCCAGCGAAGGTCCAGGCCCTGTGGTGCCCAGCGTCATAGTCACTGTGGTACAAGTTTGAAATGGGAGAGAAGAAAATGAAAAAACTCTGGCTTGTAATTTTCATGTTACCGGCGTTGGCTCTGGCACAACGCATGCCCCAAGGTGTGACCTATGACGCCAAGATCATCCGTGTCAACGATGGCGACACTGTGGTCATATCGGCACCATATCTGCCCGCCCCACTTCGCCCCGAATTGGCTGTGCGTATCTATGGTGTAGACACACCAGAAAAAGGTTTTCGTGCCCAATGTCCCAGTGAAGAGCAACGCGGCCAGGCCGCATCAGCGTTTACAAAAAACGCCGTGGCCACCGCTGAAAAACATCAAGTCATATTGTATGGTTGGGACAAGTTTGGCGGCCGTGTGTTGGGCGACATATTGTTGAATGGCACCAGCCTTCGCTCCGAGCTCATACGCAATGGATTCGCCCGTGAATATTACGGAGAAGCCAAACAGTCATGGTGTCAATAGACCAACTACAGCGCCTGGCTGGTATACGTCGATCAGGTTGGGGGAACAGCGTGCGCGAGCAAGATCGGGGCAGCAACATCTCGGTCACTGCGGCTGAAAAAGCCCGCCTCATGAAGCAGCACAACATAGAGCCCGGCACACCGGCCTGGTTCCAACTCTGGTTCAGTCTGCCCTATCTCACCGGCGAAAAGCCTGTAGGTCCCACGCGCCACCGTAAATAACGTGCTCAACCAAGGCACGTCATGAACCATATCAAACTGAAATTTTATTACGAGACTGTTCTTACCCATGCACGCGGGGAAGGAGATTCTTCCTATCATGCCACTCTAACCAAAGACGTTGTGTCCAAGTTTGTGGATGCCATGAATCTGCCCAAAGATGCTGTGATCTTGGATCTGGGCTGCGGGCCCGGTTATTTCCTAGACGAAATGAAGTCACGCGATTTTTCTGATGTCATTGGCGTCACGCTGAGTCCAGACGATGCTGAACAATGCAAGGCCAAATCACACAAGGTGCGTCAGGGCGACATGAACTTTCTATCAGAGCTGGATGAAAGCGTGGACTTGATTTGGGCTAGACAAAGCCTGCAGCATAGCCCGTTTCCCTACATCACACTGTTGGAGTGGAATCGAGTGCTGAAGCCACGCGGTCGACTCTACATAGAAGTACCACAGCCCGATTGCGAGCGCCATCACGAGAATTCACTTAACCACTACAGCGTGTTGGGTCTCAAGATGTGGCTCAGTCTTCTGGCACGTACAGGGTTTGATGTGTCCTGGCACGAGGTTTCGGTGCCCATCAGTTTTGATAACGAAAAAACCTGGATCGAAGAAAAGGTATATATCTTTGACTGCACTCGCAAACGAGCAGTTGATGTGAAATAATATGGCCAAACCCGGCGAAGTCACTCTAGTCAAGGCTCCGCACAGTGCTGCGGTATACACTGACCAGCAGATACAGGAATTTGCCCGGTGCGCAGATCCCGTCACGGGACCCATGTACTTCCTGGACAATTTCTTTTTCATACAGCATCCGGTGCGTGGACGTATGTTGTACCATCCTTTTGACTATCAACGTAGGTTGATACAGACCTACCACGACTACAGATTTGTGATCAGCATGATGCCACGCCAGACCGGCAAGTCAACGTCTGCGGCAGGTTATCTATTGTGGTATGCTATGTTTGTGCCGGACAGCACCATCCTTGTGGCCGCGCACAAGTACACTGGCTCACAGGAAATTATGCAGCGCATACGCTATGCCTATGAAAGCGTGCCGGATCACATACGTGCGGGTGCCGTGGACTACAACAAAGGCAGTCTCACGTTTGACAACGGCAGTCGCATAGTGTCAGCCACCACAACTGAAAACACTGGACGTGGTATGAGTATTTCCTTGCTGTACGCAGACGAGTTTGCATTCGTGCGCCCCACCATAGCCACAGAGTTTTGGACTTCAATTTCGCCCACGCTGGCCACAGGTGGTAAGGCCATTATTACATCAACTCCCAACAGTGACGAAGATCAGTTTGCCTTGCTGTGGAAAGGTGCCAACAAGTGCGTTGACGAATACGGCAACCCCACCGAAGTGGGCATGAACGGCTTCCGGGCGTTCAGGAGTTTCTGGAACGAGCACCCCGATCGGGATGAATCATGGGCTCAGCAGCAGCGAGCTGCACTAGGCACCGAGCGTTTCCGTCGCGAGATGGACTGCGAGTTCATCATCAATGACGAGACCTTGATCGCGCCCACTACCTTGATTGATCTTGAGGGCCGTGATCCCACATTCAAGACCGGTGAAGTGCGCTGGTACAAACGTCCCGAGGCCGGTCGCATATATTGCGTGAGCCTGGATCCCAGCCTGGGCACCGGCGGCGACCCTGCTGCCATACAGGTATGGGAAGCCAACGGCACAGAGCAAGTGGCGGAATGGCGACACAACAGAACTGACATCCCCACGCAGGTACGTATCTTGGCCGACATTGTGCGCCAGATCAACGAAGTAGTGAAAAATCCCCAGCAGATCTATTACACCGTGGAAAACAACACCATAGGTGAAGCAGCCTTGATCAGCATTGCGGAGTACGGCGAGGAAAACATCCAGGGTTATTTCCTCAGCGAACCCGGTGGCTCAGGCGGTTCAGGGCGCAGGTTCCGCAAGGGTTTCAACACCACCAACAAGCCCAAGCTCGCGGCCTGCGCCAAACTGAAAAATCTCGTGGAAAGTCGGCGGATGCAGATACGCAGCCGCAACCTTATCAGCGAGCTCAAGACCTTTGTGGCATCGGGCACAGGCTATGCTGCCAAGCCGGGCGAGACCGATGATCTAGTCATGGCCACACTGCTGATTGTGCGTATGCTGCAGGTCCTGCAGAGTTATCACAGCGATCTTGACTCACAGATGCGTGATCACCAGGACACCCTGATTGAACCCTTGCCCTTCGTGGTCTTGATGAATTGATAAATACCCGGTATGAAAGACAATCTAGCCACGGACGTACAAGATTTCCTCGTGACCCAGGGCTTCCAGCCCGAAGCCGTGGACAGCCGCACGGGCAAACCGCCCGTGGGCGCGGATGGTAGACCCGATCCCAGCCAGGCCGATCTCTTTAGTTTTGACTGGGAAAGCAACGGACGCAATTATGGTACCGTGGTCATACTGTTGAACAACAACGGTGACTTTGAAGTCTACTACGGTGACAATCTTGGCAAGGGCATGGAGCCCGAGGACAAGAACGACTGGTATCGCTTCCTGGAGCAACTCAAGCACTTTGCGATCAAAAATGCCCGCATGGGCTTCAAGGTCCAGGATCTAGGCCGTCTGCGATACGCCATGCAGGGCATGGCTGCCATCAAGGAAGGTCTTTTTGAAGGTTACTATGGACGTCGCAATGTCAGTTACCGCGATGAACCCAAGAAAGTGCGCCTCATGATCCGTCACAATCGCGACCTTGAAGAAGGCGAAGCGCGTTATCGTGCCATTGAAAGCATCTTTGTCGAGACCGGTGATGGCGAACGCTTCCGTGTGCCCAGCCGCAGTCTCGCACATGGTCGTCTTCTGGCACGTCATGCCAGCGAAGGCGGCAGTCCTTATGATGCATTTGGACAGCACATCAATGAGATGATGAGCGAGATACGAGCCCTAGGCTCGTTCCTGCGCGCCAGCCGACATAGAACCATGGGCGACGAAGCGCAGGCCTTGACTGAGGTGGCAACAAAATACTACGAAGATCTCAAACGCCAGGCTCGTGGCATGATGACGCAGCGTGGATATCACGCTGCGCGTGAAAGTTTTGATCCCAGCCAGGTGCGTGACAGCAGCGTGGCCGTGGAAGCCATACGTGAGATGTTCACGGAACCCAAACTAGACCGCCGCATAGAAGAGGCCTTGCCCCTGCTGTCGCGGCTGGCGGAGATGGACATGAAAGAAGCCAACGAATTTGAATCCTGGGCCAGCGATGTCATGGAAGGCACTTGGGAAATACCACGCACCCCTGAACAGAAGAAAAAACTAGTGCAACTCATGGCGGAGCCCTTGGAAGTGGGCGCAGATGCCACCAATGCCAAGGACGCCTTGGCAGACATCGTGGGCGATGATGAACTGTTTGATCGTCTGGAAGACCTTGCTGAACGTGATCCCCGCGCCAACATTTGGGATGACAAAGAAGTCATGCTGAGATTGAGCATGCTGGCGCCGTTCATCAAGGACCAAGTTTCCACTCAAGAACCTGCCATGTCTGTGCCGGAAAATCTCGACACCGACGGTGTCATGATGACCAAGCAAAGCAACATGAGCAGCGAAAGCGTGGAACGTAGCGACTTGTCGCGCATACTAGAACTCGCTCGGCGATAAATTTTCCTGACCCCCTTCGGACCCTGTAAATATCTGCACCTAGGGCAGGTAGCCCCAATCTATAGGAGTCTCTAAATGTCATTCAAGCCAAATGTCTTCTGGCCGGGCGTGCTGGGCGCGTTCGTTTGCTGGTACGACTGGATTTTGTTTAGTATCTGTACCGCCATTGTGTTCAAGGGCGTGTTTTTCCCTGAAGTCAGTTATCTTGTACCACTCATGGTGTTTGCCGCGGGCTATGTAGCACGACCCTTGGGTGGTGTCATTGCAGGACACATCGGTGACAGGGTGGGGCGCAAACCAGTGCTACAGTGGACGCTGCTGATCACGGCCTGTACCACAGTGGCCATGGGACTCTTGCCCAACTACGCTGAAATTGGTGTGGCAGCGCCCTTGGCTCTGCTGGCCTTGAGAGTGATCCAGGCCTTGAGCTTTGGAGCGGAACTGGCCAGTACCGACGTCATCAACTATGAATTCCACAAGGAAAATTCACTGCGCGGCACCATCACCAGCGCCAATGCTGCTGTGCTGCCGGCTGCCATGGTGGCTTCCAGCCTGGCCATCACGCTGATGTTCTTTGATGGCCCCGAAACATTCAAGGACTGGGGCTGGCGCGTACCGTTCTTGGTGGGCGGCGTGCTGTTCTTGATCGCCTGGTACATCCGTAACCGAGTGTTGGAAACACCAGCGTTTGAAAAGGTTGTAGCCACCAAGAAGGTAGAACGCGCACCCGTGGTCACTGTGCTGCGCGACCACTGGCAGAAAGTTGTGCTGGGCACCGGCGTTGCTGCCTTGGGCGCGGTGTGGGATTTTACTGCCTTGTTGTTTGGCTTTGCGTTCCTGGCCGACAAACTGGGCGTGGATCGAGACCATCTGGGACAGGTAGAACTGGTGTTGGCTGCTGTGGCCATCCCCTTGACCATCCTATATGGCTACCTGGGCGATAAGTTCAATCGATTGAGACTGTTCAATATCTCGGCGGTGTTGAGCTTCCTGTTGATCTATCCCATCCTGCACTTCCTCAGCCTGGGCGATGCTTGGATCCCGGTCATTATTGGATTTGTGTTCATGAGCATGTTTACCTATGCGCAAGTTCCAGCCTTTGTGAGCGAGATCTTCCCCACGCAGGTGCGCACCACGGGTGCCAGCCTGGTGTTGAACCTGGGCGGCATGTTGGGCGGTATTACGCCACTGGTGTGCTGGTGGCTGTATGAACAGCAACAAAACATCTGGGATGTGAGCTGGTGGTTGTTGGCCATGGGCGTTTACGGCCTTGGCAGTGGTCTATTGATGCGCAAGACTTACGATCCCGAAGCGCATGCGAAAACCTAACAACATATCAGCCAGGCTGCTGACCAACCGTTTGCGTAACGGTCAGGATGTGGCCTTTGTTTTTGGTGACCAATATCTCAGTCACGAAGAACTATGGCAGCGGTCTCGAAAGGCCGCTGCCATTCTCTTGGCTCAAGGCATCAGACCTCGCCAAAATGTGCTGTTCGTCATGGACGATGCACTGGAATGGCCCATACTGTTCCATGCCCTGATCTTGATCGGTGCAGTACCCGTGGTCACCATGCCCACAGTGGACGATGCGTACCTGCAACACATCTGCAGTCACGTAGACATACACCATGCCTTGGGTGACGCACAAAGAGTGGCCAGCGGTGCCATCAACACAGTGGGCCGCATTGCCAGTGATGACGTAGACAGCACACAGGGTGACATGCTGCCCTTGCACCGCATCTATGAATATCATGACCTGGATGCCTGGATCATACTGACCAGTTCCGGTACGACCAGTGCGCCCAAGCTCATAGTGCATAGGCATCGCGGCCTGGAAGAAGTATTCACGCGCTACAATCCTTTTGAGTTTGGACCGGAACATCGAGTGTTGTGCTCGGTAAAAATGGCCAGCAGTTTCGGCATCATCATGAATGTATTGGGCGCCCCAGCACAGGGCATGCAGATGGTGGTGTTGGACACGCCGGGCGACTACCGAGATCTTGTGGACATCATGGATCGTCATGGTGTCACTCATGCCATGCTGACTCCGCGCATGATAGGCTTTTTGCTGCACCACGGTCAGCCACGCTTCAATCCTGAACTCCAACACGTCTACAGTACCGGTGAATCTCTGCCGTTGCCCATGGCCCAGCAGTTCTTGGACAGGTTTGGATACACCGTGTATGACAGTTATGGCTGCGGTGAAGTGCGTGGGTGGGCGCTGGTGATCAATCACAAAAACAACTGGCGACGCGGCAGCCTGGGTGTGCCAGCATCGCCCACTATATGCCGCATAGTCAATGATCAGGGCGAGGATTGCAGCGAAGGCGAGATTGGTGAGCTGCATGTGCATCACAGCAATCTGGCCATGGCCTATGCGGGAGATCCCGAACTCAGTGCTGCTCGTTTCCAAGATGGTTGGTACCGTACCGGTGACTACGTCAGCCGTGACTATCAAGGTTACCTGTTTTATGCCGGCCGCCGCGAGCAGTTGGTGCCCACGGCCAATGGCTTTTTCAGTTGTTTGGACATAGAAAATCGCATCAATCAGATGCCGGGTGTCACGGACTGCGTGGTGCTGAACAGCAACGAACATGGACTCGAGGCTTTTGTCATGATACACAGCGCCGAGGCCTGGACCAATGTCATGCATTCTGGGCTCAGTGATCAGGTCACATGGTACTGGGTTGATCAACTGCCGGTCACAGGCACCAACAAGAAACTGCGCCAACGCGACCAACTCATGAGCCATGTTATTAAACCATAATCACGCCCACGCCACTTATGTGATTGGTTCTGGAGTGTTTGCTAAAGAATGCCTCCAGGTGCTGTATCGCGAAGGTGTCAAGCAGGTAATCAATTTGGAATACACTGACTTCCACTTGGTGCCACAGGGTGCCCAGGTGTTTCTGGGATTCAACAACACCGTGTACCGCAGGAACTTTTTTGCTGCGCACGACCATCAACTGTACCGTTGGCCCACTTATGTACATGACAGTGCAGTGATAGAAGAATTCAACTGTCTGGGGCAAGGCGTCTGGATATATGCCTTTGTGTATGTGGGATGGCACAGCACCGTGGGTGACTTCAATGTCATGGGTGGCCGTGCCGATCTTGGACATGCGGTACACACCGGGCGCAACAACTACCTTGGACCTGGTGCTACTCTCACGGGCGGTATCACCACTGGCGACAATGTATTTTTTGGTGCCGGCACTGTGGTCAGCAACTATCTCAACATCTGCGGTGACACCAATTTCCTGATCAATAGCGTGGTGCACAAAGATGTCACCCAGCCTGGCAACTACTACGGCAATCGAGCAGTTCCCGGCAACAAAATCATTCAAACTCGTTGACGGACTAAATACAGTTACGCTATACTCTGTAGGGTATGCGTTATCAAGGCACATACAGGCTTAACATAGGCAACGAAAGGAAAAACATACTATGGCATCTTTAGCAGAAATCCGCGCACGACTCCAAGCCGCTGAGTCGAACAAAGGCGGACAATCAAATGGCGGCGACAACGCGATCTATCCCCACTGGAACATCGAAGAAGGCGCAAGCGCAGTAGTGCGTTTCTTGCCCGATGGCAATCCAAAGAACACTTTCTTCTGGGTTGAACGTGCGATGATCAAACTCCCATTTGCAGGTATCAAGGGCGAACTGGAATCCAAACAGGTCCAGGTCCAGGTACCCTGCGTGGAAATGTGGGGCGAGGCTTGCCCGATCTTGGCCGAGGTCCGAACTTGGTTCAAGGACAAGAGCCTTGAAGACATGGGTCGCAAGTACTGGAAGAAACGCAGTTATGTGTTCCAGGGCTTTGTGCGTGAGAATCCCTTGGCCGATGACAAGAATCCCGAGAATCCCATCCGGCGCTTCATCATTGGTCCGCAGATTTTCCAGACCATCAAGTCAGCCTTGATGGATCCAGAATTGGAAGAACTGCCTACAGATCTCATGCGCGGTCTGGACTTCCGTATCACCAAGACCAGCAAGGGTGGCTATGCCGACTACTCCACTTCCAAGTGGGCTCGCAAAGAGAGCTCGCTGACAGAAGCCGAGCAGGCAGCCATTGAAAAGTATGGCTTGTTTGATCTCAACGAGTTCTTGCCCAAGAAGCCCACCGAGGTCGAACTGCGAGTCATGAAGGAGATGTTTGAAGCATCTGTGGATGGCAAGCCCTACGATCCTGAGCGCTGGGGTGCGTACTTCCGTCCTGCTGGTCTCGCTGCTCCCAAGGAGTCAGCGCAGGCCGCAGCAGCACCTGCTCCGGCAGCAGCACCGGCTGCGGCCAAGGTCGAAGCCAAGGCAGCACCAGTAGTGAGCAGTTTTGACGAAGAGGATGATGCTCAGGCGGCCAATGCTCCGGTGCAGGCCAAGGCGCAGCCACAAAAGGCTGAGGACATCTTGGCCATGATCCGAGCTCGCCAAAACAAGGGCTAATCACTCAATGTTGAGGAGTCGACGGGTAGCGGTATCTTATGATACCGCTACCTTTCATGATCTGGCGTGTTACATACCTGGAATCGAGAGGATCACTCCCGATCAGTTGTTCACTGACTGTGATGCCGACTTGGAATACATCAATCTAGTGAATAGAGATCTGGACCTAAGGCGACAGATCAGTGAGTTTATCGACGGCCATGCTCTTCGCAGATTCTCATATATACATCCAACAGCAGTTACGACTGGTGCCAGTATAGGCCTGGGAGCAATGATCTATCCCGGTGTAGTGGTTTATCCCAATGCCACAGTTGGCAAAGATGTTTTGATACATGCCAACACATTGATAGCTCACCAGGTGAGCATTGGGGACGGTGTATACATCAGCGGAGGCGTAACAGTGGGCGGGAGAACCACTATTGGCCGGTGGTGCATGTTAGGCTTGGGTGCCACCATCTACGACAATGTCGTGATCGTGGACCAAGTGGTCGTGGGAGCATCAACCACGGTGCGTAAATCTGTCAATCAAGCCGGCACATATTGCATGGCCAGTGGTTTGAGACTGAGAAAACTAAAATGAACGATTGGTATCTAAAACTAGATGACTTTGTGATCGACGAGGACATTGTAGAGCGCCTCCGCGACATGGACGTTTCCAAATTGCCCAACCTGCATACCAAGTTCGGTCCATGGTATTATCTTCGAAAAATGCTCGCCAAGGGGCGTTGGTGGCAGAGCCGCAAGGACTATGGTTGGTTTTGTCAAAACACCAGTGAAATGCGCAGCCTGAGAATAGAGGATGATCTTACTGAACGTATCAGACAGTGTGTGCGAGAGTTAGTGGGACATGAACTAGCACAAGAAGCAGTGATTCGTTTGCAATTGGTGTATGGTGGTTCCGTCATCCCGCATCATATTGACATGACACGGCAAGTCAGTCTGGTATATCCTGTAGTACATGATCGTCCCAGTGTGACAGAATTTTATGACAGCCAATACAATAATGGCCAGGAACGAGACTTCGTTGGGGTGGAACCACCCAAGCGGCCTGCGGTGTCTTTATCTATAGAAACCAAGGCGGTACTGCTCAACACCAACATCGTGCATGCTGTGAGATATGCCAAAAACGCCTATACCTTGCATCATCCCAGACGAAGTATCACGATCAAATGGCAACATAAAGATTTTTCGCAAATCACAGCCGCTATATACAAACGTCGCGGCTACGTTCCGCCTTCTTGATGTCAGATATGATCCTATGCCTGAGTCCCTACACAGACGATTGTGATCCTGAGCGTTGGCTGGATTCCCAACACGGTATCGTGCTGTCAGACCATCTGGGCCCGTTTGACCCCCAGGGCAACAACGATCTGCTGCATCGTCTGCAACGTGCCTGTGAGCACCGCGGTCTGCGCCGACAATTTTTTTGGGTCAACTATCTAGAGCCCTGGGCCAGTCAATTATATCCCAACTTAGACATAAGATTTGACTTGTTCAAAGGTCCTCACCATCGTGATCTTTATGAGCCATTGAAACTGTACCAGCGCCACCCGCCGGTGAACTTCCAAAATTTTGTTTGCAGTTTCAACGGAGCCATGAGCGTGGGAAGGCAATTTTTGGTGTCGGCCCTGCACCGGCGTGGATGGTTGCGCCAAGAATACAGCAGCAAAAATTTTGCTGTGGATCCACTTGTTCTTGATGGCAACATACAAGCAGCCATGGGCCACGATCCCGGCGGCACAATCAAGCAGTTCATTGCTGACACTGAATCGGAATTTTGGAATCAATGCTGGGGATTTGGTCATTTGCGTTTTGAACACGGGCGCAACATTTACAATCTTGAATCTGCCCTGACACAGAGTTTTGTGCATGTGGTAAGTGAGACCATGAGCAGTTCGCACCATCCCTATGTCACAGAAAAATTCTTGTACAGTGTTGTTACGCGGGGTTTGTTCGTGGCCTTTGCACAACCTGGCTGGCATCGGCACCTTGAAGCGATTTACGGATTTAGACCTTACCAACATCTGTTTGACTATGGATTTGACAACGAGATCAATGCTGTCCGGCGTTTGATACGTCTCTTGGACATGTTGAGCAAGTACGAGCACCTCAGCACACAGGACTGGCATGATCTCTACACTCTTGAGTCAGACACTATCGAATACAACTACGACCATTTCATGTCAGGTGGGTATGAGCGCGCCGTGCAAAAGTGGATCCATACATGAAGACTTACGTGCCTTTTTATCCCTACAACATCAATCTGTACCGACTACAATACCAATCTGACTGGTCTTGGTTACGTAAATGGCCCGATGATGCGCCACTGGTGGCATGGAGTCTCGAATACATTCATCCCGCAACAGTATCGCAGTTGTTGCACCATATACAGAGCGTGAGACCAAATAATCCCTTGTGCTGCTTGCTGCATCCACAACAAAGTCACGTTTCCAATCCTCCACAGATGCCCAAATCAGTCGAGCTTACCTACATCAACATGGATCGACTGTGCTTTTACTTTGAAATGTACTTGTGGAAATCCACACGCCTCAATCCACAATGGAATCCGCAGAGCAAGAAATTTTTATATACCATGGGCAAGCCTGACAGACCTCTGCGTCTCAGATTGATGTATGCGCTGTACAAACAGGGTCTACTGGACCATGCTGAATGGAGCATGTACTTGGACCTTGCGTTGGAACGCACCTGCAGATCCATCATGACCGAACTGTCGGACACTGAATATCAAGACTTCGTTGAACACACAGTCCGGACCTTGGATCCCATTCCGGCCATGTTGGGCGCTGCGGGTAGTTTTCACTATAACGCTTACCCATTTGATCCTGACATCTTTGCTCGCACCAGTTTCAGGCTGCTGAATGAGACTATGATGCATGATGAGATTTCACTAACCGAAAAAACCATGATCACCATGGCCAACCGGCAACCTTTCATCATGGTGGCCTTGCCGGGCACCTTGGCGTATTTACGAGACCAAGGTTACCGCACCTTTGAGCAATATCTACCCTGTCCAGACTACGACAGCGAAGTCGACGATGCTCGCCGCGTCAACATGATCATAGAAAATCTTCGGCACTGGCTGTCTGACATAAACACGTATGCCCAAGACATAGCCTGTGACTTGGAGCATAACTATCATTTACTGATGCAGCACATACGCAGCGACTATGAAGAATATCATAGGTTTTGGCGAAATTTTCCAGCAAGTGATCACATCACAAAGTTCTTGCCCTTGAGCCAACAGAGGTCTTATTGGATGAACCAGTATTACAGCATCAAGGATGACAGTTGGCCCGACTGTTGGGTGCAAGAGCATTTTCAGCATTTGCCCCAGTACATACAGGATGAATGCCAGACTGAGTACAACATCAACCCCAAAACACTAGCGAAAAATCTAGACTTATAGTAAACTATCTAACACTAATCAAGGACACAATCACCATGCCAAAGCCATTTGACGTCAGCAAGTTCCGCAAGGAAATCACCAAGAGCATCGATGGACTCTCCATCGGTTTCAATGACCCCACGGACTGGATCAGTACCGGCAACTATGCCCTGAACTATCTTATCTCGGGTGACTTCAACAAGGGCATCCCCCTGGGCAAGGTCACAGTGTTCGCGGGCGAATCTGGTGCAGGCAAGAGCTACATCTGTTCCGGCAACATCGTTAAGCATGCACAGCAGCAAGGTATCTTTGTGGTGTTGATCGACACAGAAAACGCCTTGGACGAGACCTGGTTGCATGCCTTGGGTGTGGACACAGATGAAAGCAAACTGTTGAAACTCAGCATGGCCATGATCGATGACGTGGCCAAGACTATATCCACTTTCATGACTGACTACAAGGCCATGGCCGCAGAGGAGCGACCCAAAGTGTTGTTTGTGATTGACTCTGTGGGCATGTTGTTGACACCCACGGACGTGAATCAGTTTGAAGCCGGTGACATGAAAGGTGACCTCGGTCGCAAGGCCAAGAGTCTCACGGCCCTAGTGCGCAACTGCGTCAACATGTTTGGCGCTTACAACGTGGGGCTAGTGTGTACCAACCACACCAATGCCAGTCAGGACATGTTTGATCCCGACGACAAGATCTCGGGCGGACAGGGCTTTATCTACGCCAGCAGCATCGTGGTGGCCATGAAAAAGCTCAAGCTCAAGGAGGACGAGGACGGCAACAAGATCTCGGACGTCATGGGCATCCGCAGTGCCTGCAAGGTCATGAAAACACGCTATGCCAAGCCATTTGAGGGAGTGCAGGTCAAGATTCCTTACGAGACAGGCATGAATCCTTACTCGGGCCTGACAGATCTCGCTGAGAAGAAAAACATCCTGAAAAAGGACGGTAACCGTCTCATGTTCGTGACTTCGGAAGGCGAAATTGTTAAATACTTCCGTAAGGGCTGGGAGAGCAACGAAGATGGATGCCTTGACAAGCTCATGGCAGACTTCTCTCGCATCGCTCCCGCAACAGCAGCCGACGAACCTGAGGAAACCGCATGATACAGCAAGCCTGTACACACCAAAAAACAAGCCTAATCAGTGGACAGGAACTTGTGCCTGTGCTGGATTTTGGCATGCATGCCTGCGCCGACACCTTTGTTGGCGTGCATCAGCTCACGCTCAGCGAGCCGACCTTTCCCTTGGTCTGTGGACTGGACACAGTGACAGGCTACCTGCAACTGCAGAACATCACCCCGGCCTCGGATCGCTACACGCTGTATGATTACAGTTACACCAGCGCCAACAATCTACCTGCACAGCGGCACTGGGCCGAACTGGCTGATTGGATCATGCGCAACTGCAATATCGCGTCTCGTCCCGTGGTGGAAGTTGGCAGCAATGATGGCTTCCTGTTGGAACTGCTACAGAACCGTGGAGTGCAGGTGATCGGTATTGATCCCAGCCCCGGCATGATCGAGATGGCCCGCGCTCGCAAAATTGAGTGCTTGGCCACGATGTGGGACGAAGCAGCCGCAGCCGAAGTGGTACACCGCAAGGGCAAGGTGGCGGCTGTGATCAGCAACAATGTCTTGAATCATGCCAATGATCCTTTGGCGTTTGCACTAACAGTCAAGAGCGCCCTGTTCCGCGGTGGCTACTGGGTGTTTGAGGTTCCGTATCTGCAGGACCTGGTAGCGGGCGACAGATTTGATCAGATCTATCATGAGCATGTGAGCTACTTCACTGTCAGCAGCATCAAGCATCTCTTGGACGCAGCGGGCTTTGGTATCGTGGCCATTGATCGTATTGATTATCATGGCGGCAGCCTGAGAGTGGCAGCACAGATTGGTAAGCCTCATGCTGCTGTGGTATCGCCCATGATCGCAGCAGAACGTCAGCGTGGCTTGTTTAGTCCCGACACGTTCCGTGACTGGCAGGCGCGCCTGGTTACTAAACGCAATACATGGTTGGAAAAGTTCTATCAGCGTGTCAACGAGCAGCCCGAAGTGCCTGTGATAGGCGTGGGTGCTGCTGCCAAGAGCAACACGGCCTTGACCTGGTATCGCCTGGACAACACCGTGATCCGCTGCATCACTGATGCCAGCCCGCTCAAGCAGGGCAAGTTCACTCCCTTGACTCGCATACCCATCCGGCATGACGAAGAATTTGCCAATCATCCCCGGGCCACGGCCCTGATACTGAGCTGGAACCTCAGTGCGCAGTTGATGAAGACCATCAGCAACATCAACTCCAACGTAGACTTTATTTCTCTTTGAACCATAGGTACAACACTAATGAGCATTGATCTTGTCGCAGACACCTGGAGCGAAATCAAACGATTCATCATCGTTACTGACAGATATGAAGCCGCTGACGCCCTAGTCAACTTATTGATTGACAACAACTTTGACGCCGACGACATCGCGTCTGCGTTTCAGGGCGATGCAGACATCAAGAAGGCGCTGGGCCAGTTTGGCAAAGACACCGATGAAGAGTACGATGAGGAAGACTACGACGGAGACGACGACTACGAGGATGAATAGTTGTCGCAGCGCGTTTTCCCGATCAAGACACCTACAGCATGCCAGCTCAAGTGGTCCTGGAGCACTCTCTACCTAAACAACGGAGTCACTGCCAGTTGCTGGCGCACAGCGCACAGCGAACTCACGCCGGAAAATTTCAACGATTTCCATAACACTCCGGTAAAGATAGCGGATCGCGAGGCCATGCTGCGTGGTGAATGGCCGGAAAAAAACTGCGGCTATTGCCGAACCATCGAAGCCGAGGGAGGTGTCAGTGATCGCATCAGGCATCTGTCTGATCCTGCCAATCAAGTACCCCAAGAGTTGATACAGGATTCCGGGGCCACCTGGGTGGAACCCACAGTGATTGACGTAATGTTCAGCAACACCTGTAACCTGGGTTGCTTGTACTGTCAACCTAGATACAGCAGCGTGATCAACAACGAAAACGCCAAGCATGGTAGGTTCCACAAGAATGGCGTGTTGTTGCAGTCTCACAGCAACACCTATCGCGACCTTGCACCCAGTTTTTGGAGATGGTTCGAGACTGGATTCCAGAAACTGCGCAGGTTGCATGTCTTGGGCGGTGAGCCATTGATCATGAAAGAGTTCCAAGATCTCTTGGACATGATCCACAAGTATCCCAATCCCGAATGCGAAATCAACATCGTAACCAATCTCATGATTTCAGATGCTAGATTGCAGCAATACATCCAGACCTTCCGGGATTTGATACAGCAAAAAAAGATCCTGAGGATCGACATCAGTGCCAGCATCGATTGTTGGGGTCCACAACAGGAGTTTGTGCGCTGGGGGCTGGATCTAGATCAATGGCAACGCAATTTTGAAACTCTGTTGTCACATCGTTGGATCAAACTCAACATAAGCCAGACCATAACTCCCTTGACCATAGGCACAGCAGCTGACCTCATGGATCGCCTCAACCAATGGCGCCAGCAAAGACCCATAGGTCATTGGTTTTCAGATGCATCGCCCAATCCAGATTATCTCAAGATCAACATATTTGGTGACAGATTCCTGCCTGACTTTGAGCGTCTGATCGAGCGTATGCCCCAGGACACAGATGAGAATCGTTTGGCCCGGGAAAACATGCGGGGACTCATGCTAAAAAGTCAATCTACCGGACCGGATCGCGAACAGATCAAGAATTTGTTAATATACTTGGATGAAAAGGATCGACGCCGCGGCACCAACTGGGAATCTTTGTATCCCTGGATGGTGCCATATCGCGCATTGCTGAGCACAGGAGACCACGATGTGGTATAGTAGAGTCACCAACGATCTATCAGCCATTCCCGACTTTATCGCTCACTACGAGAATGAACTGGTTGGAGCTCGAGCAGAATGCCGCATTGGTGGTATCATCGAGAAAAACATCAAGGAACTGCCGGGCATCACAGAATACAGATTCAATCAGTTGCAAGAGATCGAAGCAGTACTGAGCTATCTAAATATACAACTGCGCAAGATACGCCGGAGACATTTCCAAAAGTATCTTGAAAACTATGCCCGTGCGCTGAGTGCTCGCGACGCAGAAAAGTACGTGGACGGCGAGGACGAAGTCATTGACTTTGAGACCATCATCAATGAAGTGGCATACCTGCGCAATCGTTGGCTGGGCATCATGAAGTCGTTTGAAAGCAAAAACTTCATGTTGGGGCATATCACGCGACTGCGCATAGCAGGCATGGAGGATGCGCAACTATGACCTATTTTGAAAGTCCACAGCAGAGCCACCAGCACAGCCTTGAAACCCTGAACATGCTGTATGAGTATGATGACTTCATGGACAGCATAGAGACTCTGGCCGACATGGGCTGTGGTGCCGGGCTAGATGTCACCTGGTGGGCCACACGCACCACGCGAGAAGAGACCCCCCGGCCTTTGAATATCAGATGCTTGGGCATTGACATCAATGGACGTGATGGCATGGACGCACAACACAAAAACCTTGGCTTCCGCCGGCATGATTTTGAGCAGCCCTTGGATCTCCTGCAACCGTTTGATGTGGTGTGGTGCCATGATGCCTTTCAATATGTGCTGGATCCGTTTGCCACTCTGCGTACTTGGCGCGGACTCATGGCTCCCGAAAGCATGTTGGCCATAGTGCTGCCGCAGAGCACCAATCTTGAATTCAACCGCCAGGCCTTTGACCAACGTGACTTCTGTTATTTCAACTGGACCATGGTCAGCCTCATACATGTGCTGGCTGTGTCGGGATTTGATTGCCGCAGCGGATTTTTCCGTAAACGTCCCAATGACCCATGGCTGCATGCCGTAGTTTATAACAGCCCACACGAAGCCATGGATCCGCGCACCACGACCTGGTTGGATCTTGCCGAACGCGAATTGTTGCCCCAGACCGTGGAAGACAGTTATCGCAGGCATGGCATGGTGCGCCAGCGCGATCTAGTGCTGCCCTGGTTGGACCGAGCCCTGTACAACTTCGCAGAGCATTAAAACTAGCATGAGTCTGGGCAGATAAATATCTGCACAGAAAATGGGGAACTCATGCTCAAAGACGTTATCCAGGCCCAGGGCGTAAAAATCATCGAGCCCGTGAATCTCTACGGATGCAAACTCGAACAAGATTGTTTTGTTGGGCCTTTTACCGAGATCCAGAATGATGTAGTGGTGGGCGCTCGCAGCCGAGTGCAGAGCCACAGTTTCATTTGCAGCAACGTGCGCATCGGCGAAGACTGTTTCGTGGGCCACGGTGTGATGTTTACCAATGACAAGTTCCGCGACCGGCAGCTCAGCAAAGACTTTTTGCCCACGCGCATAGGTAACAAGGTCTACATCGGCAGCAACAGCACCATCTTACCTGTGACCATCTGCGATGACGTGGTGATAGGAGCAGGCAGCGTGGTCACCAAAGATATAGTCGAACCTGGCACCTATGCCGGCAACCCTGCTGTCAGGATCAAGTAATGGGCATCGATAACTTTTACCTGAGGGAATTGCACAAGGTTATACAGACCTATCCAAGATCAACACCTTGGAGAGCGGTGTGTCTTGGTTATCCAGATCTCTTAGTGAATCGCGAAACTATCACCGATATCATGGGTACAGACTTCTCACTACCCCTGGATCCTCATGCTGACAAAATAAAGTCATGGCACAACTATCCCGGCGATGTCTACGACGGTGTAGCCATGCTGCAACGTCTTGGTTGCACGGTCACGGTGCTGGACAAGATACAGCACCGCGGTATCGAAGTTGTCATGGATCTAAACGACGTATTGCCTCCCAATCTAAAAGACACGGCTGATCTAATCATAGACACTGGAACATTAGAGCATTGTTTTAACGTTGGAACCGCTTTTCGCAACATGTGTGAAATGGTATCCTTATACGGCGTTGTGGTTACAGCAGCACCTGCCAACAAACTAGGACACGGATACTATAATTTCTGTGACAACGTCTATCACGATGGTTTCACAGCCAATGGATTTGAAGTCATCAGTGTCAAACTGTTAGGTGCAGACAATCAGGAAATACATCCTATACCACCCAAAAAACGTGGTGCTCCTCCCAAGAGTATATGGGTCTGCGTGGCACGCAAAATACAGTCGCGACCGTGGACCTGGCCAGTGCAAAGCAAGTATCTATGATAGCCTTGATTGGTTTTGGATATTGGGGACGCAATCTTGCCAGGAACTTTGGCCAGCGCATGGTGGCTGTGTGTGATAGTGATCCTGCTAGATTGGCACAGGCCAAGAGTTTGTATCCTTGGGTGCGCTGCTACACTGATCTAGACAGCACCTTTGATGACCCCGATGTCAAGGCTGTGCTGGTGGCCACCAAGGCTCGCCTGCACCATGACATTGGTGTACGCGCTATAGAAGCCGGACACGATGTTTGGTTGGAAAAGCCCGCCTGCCAAACCCTAGATGAGGTGTACTCGGTCATGGATGCCAGCGAGCGCAATCATAGGATAGTGTTCGTTGATCATACTTTCTGTTACAATCCTGCTGTGCAAAGTCTGCGTCGTGTGGATATTGGTAGGCCCATCTACTATGACAGCACTCGTATCAGTCTGGGCTTGTTCCAGGACGATGTTGATGCACTGTTGGACCTGGCCATACATGATCTCAGTATCATTGACTATCTCTATCCCGACCTTGAACTAGAACATCGTGACATCATACGCAACTGCCATGTCAATGACAAGGCCAACCAGGTCATCGTTAATCTCAAGT